TTATTTTTTTATTTTATAAATCCACTACACTGTACCTGGAAACCTTCTTCCACATTCCAGAAACATTCTCTTGTACGATCTGATCTATAGCATCCTGCACGGCCAGTGCCTGGTCCGGCTCGGAGAGGTCTGGTGAAACTTTTGCAACCCGGTCTAAGAACGAGGCGGTATTGTAACCCATCTGAATGTCATACTCTAACCACTGATCGAACATCGTGAAAGGATCGAATGGATTGTCGACAGTTGTCAACATGTATTCAGTTGTATCGATTGTATCCGTTGCTGTAGCTGGATCAATCATTGCATCTGTTATCTCAGCCATGTTCACCTACTCACTCAGACTAACCTTGAGCGTGGTCAGTGATACACCTAGTGCATCGGCTACATCCTGTTGTGTATAGCCTGACTCCAACATCGATTGAGCACGAACCCTTTTAGATGTAGTCATCTTAGGTGCGAACTTGGGCATGGCTAGGAACTTGACGGTGTCGAGATCACTGTTGTTAATGATCTCAGTTAGCTTAGTGTTACTGATAGCACCAGCTTGGATAGCATCCCATTCGTTCTGTGTAATGTTAATCTTTGTCTTCTTTGCTCCTGTTCTGATTCGTCCTTCATTCAATGCTTGTTGCTTGATCTTCTTGATGTCCTCGGGCTCGATGTGCGGATTAGCCTGGCGTCTTTGAGAGACCTGGACGTTTGCTAGAAGTTGGGCCTGCCGTTCAAGTGGAGCATTCTTCTTTGCCAGGTTGAGCTTTGCATTGAGGGTATCCACTTCGTGTGCATACACCTTTGCTGCAGAGGGAGATCTTTCAATACCTTTAGTTTGTAACGCCTGCTTTCTTGCATCATTGGCCATAGCCTTGAGTCTATTCGAATGCTCAGCATAAAGAAGTTCCATCTTAACTGGATTACGTGAGACCAATGACTGTGCATCTTCAGCTAGAGCCAGACGTTCTATCCTCTGTTGAACTGGAACTGTACGTCCTGTTGCCACTCGTACCTTCTGTCCCGTAACCGGATCTTTCCTAAGTACACGCTCTGGTCGCATACGTCCAGTCGGTACATACACTTTCCTACCAGTAACCGGATCAATGGGTCCACCTCTAGCGGCAGGTCTCTCTATCCGTTCAGGAATGTAGACCGTACTCTTCTTTCTACTAACAATAGTTTGCGCGCCCCTCTTTGCTCCACCTTGATACTTCTCTTTCAAACTGAGAATACCATTGTCTTTCTCAGATTGTAGAAAGTCAAGCCCATGTTTTTCCGAATCAATGACAACCATAGAGTGGCGAACAGCACGAGCAATCTCATCTGCAGGTGCACCCTTAATTGTCATGTCAGTAATCAGGTTACTAACCTTACCCATCTCCATTTGTTTTCGAGCATTAGTAATCTTAGGGATAGGAGAATCCTTGGGTAGCTTGTATACCATTGGATCAAAGCCCTTCAATTCTTCAAGGGCGGGGGTAGTTTTTACAGTTCGCCTATTATTCGGAACAACAAGAACCGTATCACCATCGAAATCAGCACCAGACAAATGATGTGCGACATTGTGATTGATACCGATTGCATCTCTAGCTGAAGTACCAATAATCTTTCGAGCATCACGATTACGATTATTCACAGTCAATTCAGGAATCTCGAATGTACCACCATGTGGAAACCGAATCAAAGCTACTCGTTCACCGTGTCGCATACTCGGCGCATAGACTTCATTATCTTTCATAGACGGAATCGGAAGAATAACCTTAGTCGCTTGTCTTGGTAGATTAGCCGCTTTTAGATGCACGGATGCTGCATCTGTTTGATCGGCAAAACGCATGAGAAGTTCTTTACGAACCGTCGAATTCGTAAGTGAACTAATTTCATCGAACTCTTTTCGACGTCGCTCAAAAGTCAAATCGAGTTGTTGCTTAGCAAGATCTGGGTTTTGCTTTGACAACATCTGCGACGAAAGCGTTCTCGACCACTTATCCCAAGAACCTTCAACACCAGATCCTTCTTTGACGCCGATAATGTTCATTGCCGAAGTTACTTTACCTGTAGCTGGATCATGAATCTGACGAACGACTGAACCAAACGGAAGTTCAGGATCATCTTCCAATGGCTTCATTGCATCTTTCTTCCGACCCGTATTCGCCTTGTTTGTATTGACGACAAGATCCACACCAGCAGGAAGATCATCTTTATAGACGGCCATACCTTTGATGTAATGTGTACCGTCAATCATCACTCGAACTTGGCCATAACGATCGGAACCAAGATGCAAATCCTTCACGCCAGGACGAACGTAAATCACACCATCAAGTTTATCGCCACCTGTCTCGGCCCAATTAATACGTACTCTTCGTGAATTTACTGAAATCGGAGGCTCCATACCAAAATAACTCCGACCATGATCAATCGAATAATCGGTAATCTGCTTGATGTCAGCTCTATTTCTCTGAACCTGTGAGAGTGACGTACCTGGTTTAGCCAAAACTTTCATAGTCGTATACTTACCGGTACCAATTTGCTGAATGTCGATGTTATGAAGTTCGTAACCTTGTTCTCTCAAAACGGCAATAGCCGTGTCGAGACGAGTTCTAGTAACACCAAGTTGACTCTCTACGCCTTTACCGACATCGATCATCTCTTTCTTACCAACTTGATCTTTGAGCATGTTAGCCGTTGTCTGAATAGCATCGGCTTTATCCTTCTCGCCTGGAGCAAGAAGAGCGCGCACAGAAGACTCATTAAGACCACCCATACGTTTTCCAATTTCAACATTCGACCAACCCTTATCTTTCAAACGTTGAGCGGTAAGAATCTTCTCTTGCTTCTGCTGAGCACGAGCAATTGATCGAGCGGCAGTAAGCTCATTTCGCGTAATACCAAAACCTCGAGCAATCTCGGTATCCGACATGCCATCTTTTCGAAGCATACTAATTGTATCGAGAAAACTTCGATTACGAGTACTTTCAGATCTACCCGATCCCCACGGATAGCGACCCGAACGACGAAGGATGCCGTAATGCGCAAGATGATCTTCTTCAGTACGAATCACGACTCCTCCTCCAGTCTTCGATGAGAAATTATTTTATCGAAATCTTGAATTTTTTGCATGATAAACGCAATATCCTCTGGGTCAGCATCATAAACCATAACCTCGTTATCTTGGTAAATGCGCAACTCAATTTTGATGTCAAATGGATTTTTATCGTATTCGAGACAAAATAGTGCAGCATAAACCTCAAGTTGATGAACTGAACCTGGAAACACTCCCGTTTTTAGATCATGAATTCGAAGTGTATTATATCGAAAAGAAATTGTATCCGCAGTACCGAAACAATTCTCAGAGTAATAGAGAACTTGCTCACAACTCATTCGATATCGAATTGCATCGTTGATATACAATCCAATTGTTCCAACAAGATCCGAAAGCCGATCGGCTTGAATTTCTCGATGTGCATACTCATGCTGTAAAGTTCCATACGCCGCCGCTTGTGTCGAAGTCCAACGTTCAAGTAATCGATCTGGAGTATAATGAATCCAATGATATTGACTAGGACTCAGAAATGCATGTTCCCCCTGGAGGTTTAAATGCTTGTTGAAGCGCATCCAAAACCTCCTCTTCGTTTTCGGGGTAAATATAAGCGGCAAATGACATTTCATCTAATCTTTCAATAAAATACCTTTGATTAGGTTGTGAGGGCGCTGTCGACTCTGGTTTTACTTCCAATGACGCCCAACACGGCCCCCAAAGAATAACAAGATCGGGAATACCTTGTTGATACGCAGAGTCTGTTTTTAAAACGATACAACCAGGAAAGCGCTCATCGAGCTTTTTAATTAATTTAGCTTGAAACTGACTTTCAATCATGGAGATACTGGAGGCGGCGGCAGAGGCGGCGAAGTAGGTACTCCCATACCCGCAATACCTGTTTCAGGTGCCTGCTGCACATTACTCATAACTGAATCTTTGCTTGGGTCCCCGTTTAAACCTTCCAGAACCGCTGCTGCAATTTCATCTGCCGTCATATTCAAAGTATCATCGGCACTAAGTACAATACTAACCATGACCTGCATTTGTCCTCCTTATGAATCGAGCGCAACGATGTATGGCACAAACACAGATGGTTGCATCGTCTCGTGTGCGCCGCCAGAACCTTGCGCATCTGTACCTGGAGCTTCAGCATTAATAGCATGATAATGGTTTGCGCTGATACCACCCGACCAAGCACTAAATGCATGCGTATGATCTTGTGATTCACCATAAACCGCATCAGCTTGACCTTGATAAGTCGAACCTAGATTTGGGCTTGGCAAATTAGCATTACTTGGACCGCCACCTGGATTCTGATAGAAGAATGCGCCATGTGTATGTTGAGCAGAACGCCCACCAGTTTGTCCAGAAGTATAGTGAGCATGATCGGCTGAAACATAGCCTGTAATACCACCATGCGAATGTGCCGCGACAACATGACTGTGAGATGGCATTTCTGCAGTAGAAACAACATGCAATTCTTCACCCGTTTTGGATGCAACAATAATTGCAACCGATCGAGTTATTCGATTTGCTCGGCTACCACCAGGCATCTGGTCGAGACCGACAGGGGTAAGTCCACGTAAATCGGGTACGCGAAACATACCCGAACCTGGATCTGCTTGTCCATGTGCGGTTTTCCATTCAGGCGCAATATTTGCAGCAGCCAGAGGATACGTCGTTTCCGAATAAGCCGTTCCATCTGCCCACACCCATCTACCATACTTGTCAAAATCGGGGACAACTTTTCCACCCCATAACTTAATTTCACCAGGAATCGATATCGCTTGTGGAGTACCACCTGCACCAGTATCCCAAAGCGGTACCCAAGGAGTCGTTGCAGGATTTGGGACACTCATAGTTTCTCCTTATGGAACAGCCACTGCTACTGCGCTAAAATTTGCTCGATCGCCACTATCTGACAAACAACTACCATAACCATATACAACTTGAATCGTATGATTACCCGATGCAGCACCACTTATTATGTTACAAACGGCAGCCATTTTATGACTACTAGCTTCATTAAAGAAATAATCAGCAAAATTCGGTAAAGTAGCTCCATCCCACCAAACAGCAGTACCACACATTCCAATCGCATTTGTATAAAGACTAGCATTAACAATTAATGTAACATCCGCTTTAAATGGTAATGTAATTGTCCACATCGGTTTAACCGGCGACCACGGGCCTGAAATATTTGCGCCTGCATAAACTCTAACAAGACCGGCGCCGCCAATATCAATTGGAGCAATTGGCGACCAAACAGCTGCACCACCAACACCTTTAATCCATTGACCATTCACAACCGGCATTGGAATTCCAACACCTTGTATTCCTTGCGGTCCCGTATCTCCCTTTGGTCCTTGCGGACCCATACGTCCTGGCCATTTTACTGGCGCAGTACCAATAGTTCCATCTTTAACGCACATATAGAGAACACCATCTGAACCAATAGCACAATCGCCATCATAATACGTTCTCGTAGCTTCATACGCGCCCCAATAAGTCATTCCATCCAAGCGAGTTCCTTGTAGTGGAACCCATTCTGTGGTTGCAGGATTTGGAACACTCATGATGCAATTGGATAGTAACTGACATTATCAAGAGTAAAATACGCGGTAACGGCGCCAAGCGCTCGTAAATTAATAACGCCACTTGGTTGAATTCGGACAGATCCGATCGTATCTTGACACCAACCCCCCATATGACGATATGAATCTGGCTCAAAACCATACCCGGTTGGGAGATTACAAGCATCAGTTGAATCAGTTCCGCCTTGGAGTAATCCACTCAACACTACAAGACCGTTTGCAAGTCTACGAGCACGACCAGGAGGAAAGCCACCACCATAATTATGCCAACCATTCGTAAAAACTGTAAAATTAATCCAACCAGTTGGTGTCCATTGAGTCTGTACCCATGCCGACCACGTACCTCCCGCACAATATCTCTGCCAAACATCTAATGATTGATGTCCATAACCAATTTGACGAATATTGCCTGCACTTAATTGAACCGTTTGCATCTCTCCATATGCAGTAGGTGGAGCATTTATAGTTGGTCCAATACTATCTGTATCTTGACTCCAAGCATACCAACCATTTTCAATAGCAAAATTAAAATCTTTATTCGGAGCTGGAGATGATTTTTTACCAAGATTTGCTGGTAAATCGTCTTGTGTAATTGCTGCCCATACTGCAGCTCCACCAACACCGGTCAACCATTTACCGTTTTGAACAGCTGGGACAAGTGGACTGGCAGCACCGGTATCACCTTTTACACCCTGTGGACCTTGTGGACCCTGAGGTCCAGTTGGTCCAGCCGGTCCAGTAATTCCAGTCCATGGTTCTGGTGGTGTAGTTGTATTAGGCTTTACGCAAATGTAAGCGATTCCATCACTAGCAACGGCAATATCGCCTTCTTGATATGTAGGTCCAGACGCATACGCACCCACATACTCCATTGGAGTTCCTTCGGGTCCTTCAGGGCCAATCGGTCCAGTATCACCTTTGACTCCTTGAGGACCTTGCGCTCCCGTTGCTCCTTGAATTCCCTGAGGGCCTTGAGGGCCAATGGGTCCCATTTCCCCTTCAGGCCCTTGCGGGCCTTGAGGGCCTGGAGGTCCAGCAACGCCACGCATCGGCGTTACAACTTGAATTTGTGTATTACCACCCGGTGAAAGACCCATCGGTCCTGCTTCAGCGAAGATGATTTCAATCATAAACCATTCGCCGTTATCGGTTTTTGTTCCGGTTACATAGCGATTCCAAGTATCAAATTGATTTTCTTCATATAGATATAAATCATCACCTGGATTTAAAAACCCTAGACCAAGCGGAACAGCACCGTTTTTATCATATTGTGAAATATAAAGTTCGGTTGCTGTAGTAACCGAGCTATTCATTTTCAAAAAACCATGATCTGGATCGGTGGCATCGGTATTATTTTTCCACTCATACCAATATGAAGCAAGCGATGCTCCTGCAGGACCCGGCTCGCCTTGAGGACCCTGAGGACCTAATGCACCTTGTGGGCCAGCAGGACCGGCGGGGCCCGGATTGCCAATATTTCCCGCAGCCAGGACGATGACATCTTGCTGCGATTCAAGTGTAGATTTTATGTCCGGTGGTATCTCAATCGTCAATTTTGCTTCTGTAGATTCAAATGTTAAATCGAGTGGGAATACATCAAATTCAAATTCCACCAGAGTTTCAGGTGTTGATTCGAGAATTACATCAATATCGGGTTCTTCTTTAATAACAAGTATCTCTTCCGGATCAACCCTGACGATGATATCATCGAGTAACATCGGACACGCACTCCACAGACCCTTGACACAAAGTACGTGGTTGTCCATTTGATGGTGCCCATTGTACATCCCATACGCCTAGAAAGAGACCTTTTTGACTAGAAGGATGCGCGGACAACGTATGTGTCTGATCACCAGTCAAAGAAAGTACTACAATTCCTTGATAAGCATCGACCATATTAGCGGCAAATTCAACAATAGCCGGATCTGGTGTCATTCGATCTAATCGTACCTGTGCTTTTACTACGCCGGTGACATCAATAGGAGCACCGGCCTTATCCGTGCAAATTAAACGAAATTCTACACCATCTCCAGCATACAATGCTAGATTCAAAGCTTGAGGCTGAAGATTGATTTCGTTAGCCATGCCCCTCCTTTCCTACTTTACGGCGTAATAAATAAAAAAAAGAATAAGTTGTTCCTAACCCCTCTATTATATTCTGCGAAATTTACGCTAACTAATATCTATTTCTTTCCTTCACCTCCAGACTCTGGATATCGCTTCCGAAGTTCATCATCAACACGTTCTGCTGAATCAACCATACCAATTAAATGCGCATCTGTTACAATCGCATCGGTCCAAATAGTAATTACCCATGAATATACACCCGCTGCCGTTCGACGCAACTCAATCGATCCACGACCAGGAACTGGATCTCTATACGGTTTTACAGTGGTATCAGCCATTAACCCTCCAAAATTCCAAATTCTTGGTAAGTAGGCCAAACATAAGTACGATTCAAAATCGAGAGTACCAAATCTTGCTCTAAGAGACCGTATCGCTTTGCACAATCCAACGAATTGTTACTTACCTCGCCGGTTTTCAAATCAATGATCTTCATATAGATCGGGCGATCGTATGCATATCTAAACTGTTGATTATACTTAATCGCAAACCAGCGTGGTCGCCAAACTAAATTATCAACTTGATTGTTATATCGGTTTCCATCTAGATTAATTGGCGTATCAAATGCTCCCGGTTCTCGTGGAAGAAATGCCTTGGCAACCAAAAGTGGTACCGACCGATGATGCTGTATTCCGTCTCGCATCATTCCTACTTGCATGACTCCGAATTGATTTGGCGTTAATGATAAAATTCTCCCAGTTTTGTCAGTACGAATTCTTCCCCAACTACTCACGCTGTATCCTGGAAATGTTTCTATTGGTTTCCATTCTTCGAGCATATATCAAGTCCAGTCTCGCGGCCGATCTGGCAACCCCCAGTGATCCGCTCGATATCTACGGATAACATCCACCATACGCGGTCCCATCAGTTCATCGTGGGGAAATGTTTCCTTTGCCCAAGCAATAAGAGCGGCATCATAAACCGCATTTGCGGCTGCTTCTAAAATATTTGAAACAATCTCGCGAGCTTCCATAGGTGATACTTGAAACCCTACTATTTCAACATCATTGTCGTCGAGTTGACGTAGTTGAATCAGCGGTTCGCCGGTTTTAACAGAAACGATACCTTGAACTTCGAATCTTCCCACCGGATTCTCCTAATTTTTTTTAAGGGCCTTGAGAAAGCGCGCTGCCTTGTGGATGGTCTTAATTTTACCCTCCGATCGGTTTAGATATTTTGCCAAGATTTTTGAGGCAAAAAGTTTTTATATACGGTCAACTTAATAGCTAAATACTATATAGATATTAAGTCTCGCGCGTAGGGAAAGAGTTTAGACTAATATTTGGGCAATTATGACCTTAGTACTTTTCGAGTCATTTTTTCGATTTTTTCCGTAAATACCAGGCCTTTTTCAAGAATTGCCGTCCTCACAAGCTCAAATTTCTCTTCGCCCGTTTCTGCCCGAATCATAATTTCCGGCTCAGAATCGCCAAAATTGAGTGTAATCACGCCAGCTCTATTTTTCCTGATTGAGAGCTTGTTTTTGCTCATTTTTGCCCACTTTCAAAGCGTCCATGTCAAATTTGGCCACATTGAAGTTCTGTTTTGCCTTCAAACTTCGCCAGATTGCCGCATCGATTATGCTCTTTGAACGCAGTGTATAGTAGTATAAATCTTTGTATGGAGTG